ATGAAAAAGATAGCTGCTATATCATTAATTAGTATTTTTATTATGTCTGGTTGTGCTGTGCATAATGATGAGACAAGTATCGGTAAATTTGGTCTTGCATATAAAAGTAATATTCAGCGTAAACTCGATAACCAATACTACACCGAAGCCGAAGCTTCTTTAGCCAGGGGTAGAATATCTGGTGCAGAAAATATAGTAAAAAATGATGCAACTCATTTCTGTGTTACTCAGGGCAAAAAAATGCAAATAGTTGAGCTGAAGACAGAAGGTGTAGGATTACATGGTGTCGCTCGTCTGACATTCAAATGTGGAGAGTGAGAATATTTTTTGGTAAGCGTCAAATATGCGCGTTCTGGCTGTGCGTAGCCGGAACCTGTGGGAGCACGATGCCGATAAGTGAAAGGCATCGTGCTATGAAGGAGGATTCTATCGATGTGGTCAATGGAAGACGGTTACCAGAGATAGGGCTTATGCATAAAAAAATAAGCCCGTGTAAGGGAGATTTAGGGTGTCACCAGTAGGGGCTTTCAACGGTACAATGCGGGTTTGAGCGGCATAAATTACCACTGAAAGCCCTTAAACGTTACTCTACTGTGGACACTGTGTGGACACTCTCGGCCTCAGTACCACCTCTTAGCGGATTAAGAGAAATGGCGTCCTGAAGGTACTCTGGCGCAAAATGAGCGTAAACCATAGTTTGCTCAATCCGCGTGTGACCTAGTATCCGTTGTAGCGTGATAATACTTCCTCCATTAATCATGAAATGAGTGGCAAAGCTGTGCCTTAGTGCATGTGTGGCTTGCCCCATTGGCAAATCCGGTTTTATTGCTTTCATTGTTCGTCTGAAGCGAGGGTAATCAGCATCAGGGAATAAAAAACCTCGTTTGTTATCCGCGATCATTTTGGCAACAGCCTCTGAGATCGGGACGGTGCGTGGTTTGTTTGTTTTCGTTTTAACAAACGTGACGCGGTTATGGATGATATTTTCTGCTTTCAAACGAGCTGCTTCTCCCCAACGTGCTCCAGTACTCAGGCAAAGAATCGCAATCTTTTTGTTGTCGCCGTCAAGAGCAGCAAGCAGTAAGGCAATTTCTTCCTGCGTGAGATAGCCTGTGTCTGGTTTTTCCTCCTTAAGCCTTTTTGTCCCTCTGATAGGGTGCTCACCAAAGAATAACTCCGCTTCAATCAGGGCTGTAAACATGCCGCTAATACATGTTAAATCACGATTGATACTCGAAGGTTTAATACCCTGACTTCTTCGGGTGGCGCAGTACTGGCTGATAAGCGATTTCGTAATTTGAAATGCGCATGGGTCATTCGTTATTTTTGTGAAGATTTCAATTTTTCCAAGATTAGATTTCCCATGCTCTTCGTGTTTACCCTTTAAATCCCACCAGATCTGTGTCAGCTCCGACAGACGTCGCTTGTCTGTTGGTTTTGATAGCCATTCTTTATTGTGGTGGTTGTACAACGTGTATTTCTCGAAAGCGACAGCTTCGCTTTTCTTATCAAACTTCCTACGGATGCGTTTTCCATTACGTCCAGTAGGGCGGATGTCCACTTCATATCGACCATCATCGAGTTTTTTGATTGCCATCAGAAAACCCTCCGAGTGGTGTGTTTTTTTGCGACTACTAATCGCTTTTTTCGTGGTGGCTGAAATTTAGCCACCAATAGTAGGCACTTGTGATGAATATATTCACGATGAATTGTTAACCAGTCTTTTGACCGGAGTGGGGCGACGTTGTTTCGTTTTGCCCAAAGTGTGCGAGAGCGGGCGCAATTTGCCCGGACTCAGGAGCGATCTGATTGGTCATGAACCATAAAGTGTATTTGGTGAATTGTGGGGTCTGCAGGATGTTCATCATGACATCTGTTGGAGGTGTTGAACGACCACTTTCATAGTAACTCAGCGTGCCATACGGAACCCCTGTTAAATCAGCAAGTTGTTGTCTGCTCAAATACTCTGATTTTCGCATTAAGACTATCTTCTCGCTTATCGTGTTTGACATGGTGTTTAGATCTCAATAGTATTTAGTTTAGATGTAGATTGTTTAGTGCTTGGATGTGGGCACTAAAAGGCATTATAAGACATTAAACGCAATTCATGAGGGCTAGAGGACGACATGAGCAAGCAAGTAACACTCATGACTGATGCGATTCCTTATCAGGAGTTCGCAAAACTAATAGGAAAATCGACAGGAGCGGTTCGTCGGATGATCGATAAAGGAAAGCTGCCTGTAATTGATATGACCGATCCACAATCAGCTTCAGGTCGTGCTGGTGAATATTGGGTATACCTTCCGGCATGGAATAACGGACTAAAACTGGCTTATGAAAGCCGACCTAAAGAGATTCGTGACGGCTGGTTGATGTGGTTAGGTCTCGGTGAACCACGTTAAGGAGAACCGTATGAATGAGCCTCGTTGTATTGCTCAGTTACTGCGTAACGAAAGCCCCAGGGCGATTGACTTCACCATCACCCACGGTAAGGGGCGTAAGGGAATCATTATCCGCACCAAAAAACAGAGTCCGTTAAAAAAGGCTCTGACCTTTCTGAAAAGCCGGAGGGTATGGAAATGACAGTGATGACGCTCAATCTCGTTGAAAAACAGCCAGCAGCTATGCGCCGGATAATTGGTAAGCATCTTGCCGTTCCTCGCTGGCAAGATACATGTGATTATTATAATCAGATGATGGAGCGCGAACGGCTAACAGTTTGCTTTCATGCGCAGTTAAAACAGCGTCACGCAACGATGCGTTTTGAAGAAATGAACGACGTCGAACGTGAACGACTGGTATGTGCAATTGATGAATTGCGTGGGGCATTCTCAAAACGTCGTCAGGTCGGTGCAAGTGAGTATGCATATATTAGTTTTTTAACAGTCAGTCAGCGTCGTACTTTATTTATGCATGCCGGATTGACTGAAAAAGAATTTAACCAGCCATACTGGCGAATTAATGAAGAGTCATGTTACTGGCGTGATGCTTTATTCCGTGCATTACGTGAATTATTCAGCCTGTTTGAGTATGCACCGACAATTCTGACGTCGGTAAAACCAGAGCAATATCTGCATTAAGTAATTAACCAGAGTTTTTAACGCACTTAATCGTGCGGGGCTTCTTTTTGCCTGGAGAAAGTTATGCATACAGTTTCTGAAAATCAGTGCGGTAAATACGCATTACTGCTGCAACAGGCCAGAACCGAAGCACAGGCCGACGCTGCGACGCGCTTTTCTTCTCATCTTGATGCCATGATTCGCCACATCACAAAGGCGGAGTTATCCCGCGTGGAGATAGTCGAGCTGCTCAGTCAGGAGTCGGAAAAATTTCACAATATCGGATTGTCTCGCGGGGAGGTGCTTTGATGTCCTGTTCTCGTTCAGTTGTATTACTGAATAACGCCTTAAAAATCGCCGTTATGAAAAATGGCGATTTGTCTCTTATTCAACTTGGTCTTGATAAAGAAAAACGCGAAATAACTGAGTCTGTTATCGCGATTTATCAGAACGAATTAAACCTCCTGTCTGATGTGGTCAATTTGCTTGTTAAACGCGCTGTGTTTCACAAGCAAATCTCCTCCGTGGATGAACTGACGAAATTAACGACAGAAATCGCCAGCTATTGCGCTGATGAATTTAAAAACCTTAACGACAAAAGGAACTGGTAATGCCGGACAACGTAGATTTTATTCAGGCACAACAGGCTGAATTACTGGAGCGCCAGATTAACGCGGCAAGGGTAAAACATTGCGGTGCTTCTGCGATGGTTTGCGAAGAGTGTGACGCGCCAATACCTGCTGCCCGTCGTGCGGCTTATCCGTCAGCCACGCGTTGTGTTTCCTGTCAGTCAGTTTTTGAAGCAAAAAACAAACATTACCGGAGAACGGCATGAGTATTCGTATTGAAATTGGCGAACGTTATGTCGTTACCAGTGACAGCTTTCAGTTTATTCTCCACGAGAAAAAGAGAGCTGAAAGCGGTAAAAACGCCGGTCAGGAATGGCTGGCGGTGGTTGGTTATTACCCGAAATTAAGCCAGCTCGTTTCCGGCCTGATGCATCACGATATTCTGACCGGAAGCGCAAAGTCTTTTGCTGATTTAAACGCGCAGGTTGAGCAAATCAGCAAGCGTTGTTCAGAGGCTTTTGGCTCATATGGCCGTTAAAGCCTCCGGGCGTTTTGTCCCTCCGTCAGCATTTGCCGCAGGCACCGGTAAGACGTTTACCGGTGCTTATGCATGGAACGCGCCACGCGAGGCCGTCGGGCGCGAAAGACCCCTTACACGTGACGAGATGCGTCAGGTGCAAGGTGTTTTATCCACGATTAACCGCCTGCCTTACTTTTTGCGCTCGCTGTTTACTTCACGCTATGACTACATCCGGCGCAATAAAAGCCCGGTGCACGGGTTTTATTTCCTCACATCCACTTTTCAGCGTCGTTTATGGCCGCGCATTGAGCGTGTGAATCAGCGCCATGAAATGAACACCGACGCGTCGTTGCTGTTTCTGGCAGAGCGTGATCACTATGCGCGCCTGCCGGGAATGAATGACAAGGAGCTGAAAAAGTTTGCCGCCCGTATCTCATCGCAGCTTTTCATGATGTATGAGGAACTCAGCGATGCCTGGGTGGATGCGCATGGCGAAAAAGAATCACTGTTTACGGATGAGGCTCAGGATCACCTGTATGGTCATGTTGCTGGCGCTGCACGAGCTTTCAATATTTCCCCTCTCTACTGGAAAAAATACCGTAAAAGACAGATGACCACGAGGCAGGCATATTCTGCCATTGCCCGTCTGTTTAACGATGAGTGGTGGACTCATCAGCTTAAAGGCCAGCGTATGCGCTGGCATGAAGCGTTACTGATAGCTGTCGGGGAGGTCAATAAAGACCGTTCTCCTTATGCCAGTAAACACGCCATTCGTGATGTGCGTGCGCGCCGCCAGGCAAATCTGGAATTTCTTAAATCGTGTGACCTTGAAAACAGGGAAACCGGCGAGCGCATCGACCTTATCAGTAAGGTGATGGGCAGTATTTCTAATCCTGAAATTCGCCGGATGGAGCTGATGAACACCATTGCCGGTATTGAGCGTTACGCCGCTGCAGAGGGTGATGTGGGGATGTTTATCACGCTGACCGCGCCGTCAAAGTATCACCCGACACGTCAGGTAGGAAAAGGCGAAAGTAAAACCGTGCAGCTTAATCACGGCTGGAACGATGAGGCATTTAATCCAAAGGATGCGCAGCGTTATCTCTGCCGTATCTGGAGCCTGATGCGCACGGCATTCAAGGATAATGATTTACAGGTCTACGGTTTGCGTGTCGTCGAGCCACACCACGACGGAACGCCGCACTGGCATATGATGCTTTTTTGTAATTCACGCCAGCGTAACCAGATTATCGAAATCATGCGTCGCTATGCGCTCAAAGAGGATGGCGACGAAAGAGGAGCCGCGCGAAACCGTTTTCAGGCAAAACACCTTAACCGGGGCGGTGCTGCGGGATATATCGCGAAATACATTTCAAAAAACATCGACGGCTATGCACTGGATGGTCAGCTCGATAACGACACCGGCAGGCCGCTGAAAGACACTGCAGCGGCTGTTACCGCATGGGCGTCAACGTGGCGCATCCCGCAATTTAAAACGGTTGGCCTGCCGACAATGGGGGCTTACCGTGAACTACGCAAATTGCCGCGCGGCGTCAGCATTGCTGATGAGTTTGACGAGCGCGTCGAGGCTGCACGCGCCGCCGCAGACAGTGGTGATTTTGCGTTGTATATCAGCGCGCAGGGTGGGGCAAATGTCCCGCGCGATTGTCAGACTGTCAGAGTCGCCCGTAGCCCGTCGGATGAAGTTAACGAGTACGAGGAAGAAGTCGAGAGAGTGGTCGGCATTTACGCGCCGCATCTCGGCGCGCGTCATATTCATATCACCAGAACGACGGACTGGCGCATTGTGCCGAAAGTTCCGGTCGTTGAGCCTTTGACTTTAAAAAGCGGCATCGCCGCGCCTCGGAGTCCTGTCAATAACTGTGGAAAGCTCACTGGTGGTGATACTTCGTTACCGGCTCCCACACCTTCTGAGCACGCCGCAGCAGTGCTTAATCTGGTAGATGACGGTGTTATCGAATGGAATGACCCGGAGGTCGTGAGAGCGCTCAGAAGTGCATTAAAACACGGCCTGAGAAGACCAAACCGTCAGCAAAGAAACGGAAGCCCGTTAAAACCGCATGAAATAGCGCCATCGGCCAGACTGACCCGGTCGGAACGAATGCAAATTACCCGTATCCGCGTTGACCTTACTCAGAACGGTATCAGGCCTCAGCGATGGGAGCTTGAGGCGCTGGCGCGTGGGGCAACTGTAAATTATGACGGGAAAAAATTCACGTATCCGGTTGCTGATGAGTGGTCGGGATTTTCCTCAAACTAATAATGGTGTTTGACAAAGAGATGTTGATGAGACTAAGAATTTTATTTATCTGTATAACCATTCGGTTAGAGTACAATAGTTTCGAGTGATATGAATAAAAATAACGGCTAAGTTTTCAACATGCGATTGTTATGGGTTGGATTAAGGATAAGTAACTATATGAAATAATATAGGGCAAGAAGGTGTTCTTGCCCTTTGTTTATTTAAGCGGCAATTTCCATATTGCTTTTATATTTTAAGAGAGCGTTTTGGGGAACTGCTGGCCAAGCTAAGAATCTATAATAGTTCATATAATCTTTTTCTATCAGGTTTTTTAGTTGTTTGTTTGCTTTAAATTCATCGTCAAGTAAAAAGAATGCACACATGGCTGCATCACCTTTTGAATTGTTATGTGCTAAAACTGAATTTATGTCGTTTTCTTTAATGTCTTGATTGTCTTTTTTCTTGGCAACTTCTCTGTTTATTATTAAGACATCTCTCTCTCTGTAGTCTTTAATTTTGTCAAGGTTTTCATTGACTATATTAATTGTTTCTTTATAGTTTCCTGCAAGCAGGTTGGTATAAGCTTTGCCTAAAATATAATTACTGAATCCATAACCTTTATCATAAGCTTCATCAAGAAGTTCTATCGCTTTTTTGAAATCACTGTTTAAAGATGCAATATCGGATTTTAATTTCAGAATGGTAATTTCTGATTTGTTTCTTGGCAGGCTGTCAATAAACTCTTCTGCCAGTTTGATGTTGTTTTTATTAATTAATAATATGTCCACAATACTATCCGCATGATTACTCTTCCACGGATGATTCATGGCTTCTTTAGCTAATTCAATGCCTGCATTAATGTCTCTGTTGCAGCCTATCTCATATCGAGCTTTAAATATAATGAAAGGAGCAATTCTTGCAATGTCGCCCTCTTCTTCATATTTATCAATGAAGCCTTTCATTAAACTGGGAGTGTTTTCATCGAAGTCTGTTTCAAATAAAGACAGGTGTAGTTTTGTTAAATATCTTAATATGTTTCTCTTTTTGTTTTTCGATGACGTTTTGTAAATGTTGGATAATGTTTCTATGCACAATAATGTTTTTTCTTTTTTTTGTAATGCACAAGTAAAATCAGTGTATAACGACAAATATGTATCGTGGGTAGGGTTGATTTCATTTATTTGGTCGAGCATTTCTTGTATTAAATTATTACAATCTTTCTTATCATAGCTTGATTGATGTTTTATCATTATTGCGTCATATTTTATTCTCCAAGCGATATTGTCTAGATCGCTACTTTGGAGTAAGCTCTTATCAATTAGGTTATGTATTTCATCAAAGGTTATTAATCCCTCGTCATGATTTTCCAGATGAAGAATAGCAATTCTGCTTAAATGATTCTTAAGGTTTATGCTATATGGGAATTTTTCTAGCAATCCCTTAAGGTAATGTATTTTTTCCTTTAGATCTGTGAATATGTTTGTTCTTGATAGGGCGTAATTTATATTAAACTCATCAAGAGCGATAAGTTTATCACTGATTTCTAATGCAGACTTTGTATCTTTTTGTTCTTCTTTTATTTCAATTAGCCTGCGCAGGTATTTGGATTTTATATTGTCATTATCAGCGTTATCGATTAATTCCTTTAGTTTTGTCTCAGCGCTTAAATATTTTTTGTTTCTAATGAGGTTGTCAATGTATAACAAATTCTTGAAATTTTCTTCAGGGATCTTTTGATCGTCTAAGTCATTTTGGGATAACTCATTTATTAATGATGATATGTCATGTGTTAGAGTGTATCTTTTTAATTTTGAAAGATCGGATTTGATAATGTCATTTTTAGATAATTTGTACTCATCAGTTATAAAATTTTGGATCATCATCTCTCTTTTTGTGGATTTTTGATTCCCTCCAAAAGAGAGTGCGCAACCTAATTCAAGGGCTAGTTCTGCCATTAACTCATCAAAGCCTTCTATTTCTACCCAATAAACTTTCTCTTGACCTAGAAGCCTAATTAGTTCTGGTGGGATGGCGTCATTTTGTCTTACGCACCAATATACCCCATTCCGTAGGTAATCGTCCTGTTTTAATAAATGTTTTAAAACATCCATGATAGAGCTGTCATTGCCAGCATAACCAACAAAAATAATCCCGTATTCTTTAGTGAATTCAGTTAGTTTTTCACGAGTGTTACCTTCTAATGACTCGGTTTCTTTTAAAGAGCTTTTTATGCTATCAAATAGATAATCACCATGTAATTTTATTATTTTGGGTCTTGAAGAAGTAATTGAGACGCCTTTAATTGATGAGTCATGTGCGCATAATAATGGTCTGTCAGAAGAAAATTGATAAAATGCTTCATTTATTAAATCGTCAAAATTTGTTGTGAAGACAGTATCAAAAAACTTTGATTCAAATAGTTCAACGAGATAAGCATATCCAATTGAAGGTAATTTTTTGTCTACTTGAAGCTCAACAAATCTTCTGCGTTGAGATGGGAGATCAAATTTCTTTTCAAAAAGAGAGGAGTATTCATTGTTTGGGTCGTACCAGACTGGATGGTTTTTGGATAGCCATTTTTTAGCTTCTTCGGCATCGATATATTCTTCATTGGATAGTCTTGTGTATATCTCTTCTCTCCATTTTGCAACTAACTCTTGACCAGTTTTTATTCCTGATGTAACGGATGCACCAGCACCAAGAAAGAGTGAATAGTTAGGTGATGTACCTGATTTGATTTTTATATAATCAGCTAAATCTTTAACTGTTCTTTTTTTGGCAACCAGTTGTTCCTTGGTAGTATCACGATCAGACATTTTCCCTCCATAAATTATGCTGTGTGAAGTAAGAATAATCCTAGGTATGGCTATTTTTACATGAAATTCAATGGGTTTTCGTTTTTCTTATTTGCATTTTGTGACTGAGATCAAGCTATGAGGGAGAAATACTTTTTTATTGTTCGCTAGAGGCTAATTAGCTTGTACTAATAGTTTATGATGTACCATAGCGTTGAATGATTTTGCATGCATTTGTCAGATGCTTACTAATGTTGTTATGTCAGAGCTGGTGCGCTTTAGGTTATTTCATGCAACTGCATTAAAACCGTCTCATGAAGCGGGCGGGCGAGGCGGGGAAAGCACTGCGCGCTGGCGGTGGTGCTGATTTTATTTTTTCAGCGTCTGAGCGCGTCGTGATGGCGTTTAGATTGTTCGCCGGGGCGTTGGTGTGTCTGTGGGATGTTTTGTGCGGTGGTGAGCGTGTGAGGGCGTGATGGCGGGTTGTAAAAAAGCCGCCCGCAGGCGGCGATGTTCAGCCGTTGTCAGTGTCCAGTGAGTAGTTTTTAAAGCGGATGACCTCCTGACCGAGCCAGCCGTTTATCTCGCGGATCCTGTCCTGTAGCGGGATAAGTTCATTGCGGACAAAGACCTTTGCCACTTTCTCAATATCACCCAGCGACCCGACGTTCTCCGGCTTGCCGCCCATCAACTGAAAGGGGATGCGGTGCGCGTCCAGCAGGTCAGCGGCGCTGGCTTTTTTGATATTAAAAAAATCGTCCTTCGTTGCCACTTCACTGAGCGGGATAATTTTAATGCCGTCGGCTTTCCCCTGCGGGGCATAGAGAAACAGATTTTTAAAGTTGTTGCGGCCTTTCGACTTGACCATGTTTTCGCGAAGCATTTCGATATCGTTGCGATCCTGCACGGCATCAGTGACGTACATGATGTATCCGGCATGTGCGCCATTTTCGTAATACTTGCGGCGGAACAGCGTGGCCGACTCATTCAGCCAGGCAGAGTTAAGGGCGCTGAGATATTCCGGCAGGCCGTACAGCTCCTGATTAATATCCGGCTCCAGCAGGTGAAACACGGAGCCGGGCGCGAAGGCTGTCGGCTCGTTGAAGGACGGCACCCACCAGTAAACATCCTCTTCCACACCACGGCGGGTATATTTTGCCGGTGAGGTTTCCAGCCTGATAACTTTACCGGTGGTGCTGTAACGCTTTTCCAGAAATGCATTACCAAATACCAGAAAATCCAGCACAAAGCGGCTGAAATCCTGCTGGGAAAGCCATGGATGCGGGATAAATGTCGAGGCCAGAATATTACGTTTGACGTAAATCGGTGAGCTGTGATGCACGGCAGCACGCAGGCTTTTTGCCAGACCGGTAAAGCTGACCGGCGGCTCATACCATCTGCCGTTACTGATGCATTCGACGTAATCCAGAATGTCACGGCGGTCGAGCACCGGCACCGGCTCACCAAAGGTGAATGCCTCCATTTTCGGGGCGCTGGCAGTCATTTTTTTTGCCGCAGGTTGCGGTGTTTTCCCTTTTTTCTTGCTCATCAGTAAAACTCCAGAATGGTGGATGTCAGCGGGGTGCTGATACCGGCGGTGAGTGGCTCATTTAACAGAGCGTGCATGGTCGCCCAGGCGAGGTCGGCGTGGCTGGCTTCCTCGCTGCGGCTGGCCTCATAGGTGGCGCTGCGTCCGCTGCTGGTCATGGTCTTGCGGATAGCCATAAACGAGCTGGTGATGTCGGTGGCGCTGACGTCATATTCCAGACAGCCACGGCGAATAACGTCTTTTGCCTTGAGCACCATTGCGGTTTTCATTTCCGGCGTGTAGCGGATGTCGCGCGCGGCGGGATAGAACGAGCGCACGAGCTGGAACACGCCGACACCGAGGCCGGTGGCATCAATACCGATGTATTCGACGTTGTATTTTTCGGTGAGTTTGCGGATGGATTCCGCCTGGGTGGCAAAGTCCATGCCTTTCCACTGGTGACGCTCAAGTATTCTGAATTTGCCACCGGCCACCACCGGTGGTGCCAGCACCACGCATCCGGCGCTGTCGCCACGGTGTGACGGGTCGTAACCAATCCATACTGGGCGGGAGCCGAACGGATTCGCGGCAAACGGCGCATAGTCTTCCCATTCTTCCAGCGTGTCGACCATGCAGCGTTGCAGCTCCTCGAACGGGAACACCGACGCCTTGTCGTCAACAAATTCACACATGAACAGGTTTTTAAAATCGTCGGCGCTGTTTTCACGTTTGAGCTGCTCAATGTCGAACAGCGTGCAGCCACCTTTCAGGGCGTCCTCAATGGTGACAATCTGCCGCCACTGGCCGTCCGCACAGAGAAGCCCACCGGCAAGGGCGTTATGACTGACGTCGATTTCCACGCGTTCGGCGGCGCTGGCGCGTCCCCGGTTGAACAGTTCACCTGACCAGAACGGGTAGGCGTCGTGCGCCAGCGTGGACGGGGTGGAGAAATAGGTCGAGCGCAGGTGACTCTGTGAGGCCATACCTGATGCCACCTTACGCAGTACCTGAAAATTCGGGATCCAGAAAATCTCGTCGACGTACAGGTCGCCGTTATGGCTCTGCGCGGTGTTGGAGTTGGTGCCGAGAAAAATCAGTTTTGCGCCGTTATTGCCCAGGACAATCGGGTCACCGGTCAGGTCAACGTCAACCAGACGGGCAAAGGCGATGATGTATTCGCGGAACACATACGCCTGCGTTTTACTGGCCGACAGAAAAATCTGGTTATGGCCGGTTTTCAGGGCGCGCAGCAGTGCCTCGCGGGAAAAATAAAACGTCGCGCCAATCTGGCGGGATTTCAGGATATCGCGGATGCGGTGCTCAAGCCCGGCGCGATACCAGTGCAACTGATAGTCGAAAGACTGCTCAAAGAAAATCTGCTCCAGCTTTTCGATGGCCTCGTCACTGAAAAAATTCTTTTTCGGTTTGCGACGCCCGCCTTTGTTGCGGTTAGCGACGTTCGGATTAAGGTCTGCCTCGTTGCCGGTCTGACTGTAACGGTTGACCCGTGCCAGTCGTTCAATCTGGCGTCCGAGCAGATCAATTTCCTTGAAGTCACCGCCGGTTTTCTGCGGTTTGATGATGAGCTGGGTCAGCCGCGCTTCCAGACTCATTTCGACACGGCTGATGGGGGCAACGCTGTCCCAGCCGTCGCGCTGTTTCCAGCTCTGCACCGTCGGGCGTTTCATCTGCAACATGGCGGCAATCTGCGGCACGGAAAACCCCTGCCAGTACAGCAGCGCCGCCTGACGACGCGGGTCGTGTAAAAGAGTGGTGTCTGTGGTGATGGTCATGAATACCTCGCCGTGATGAATACACGGCAAGGCTACTGAGTCGCGCCCCGCGATTCGCTAAGGTGCTGTTGTGTCAGTGATAAGCCATCCGGGACTGATGGCGGAGGATGCGCATCGTCGGGAAACTGATGCCGACATGTGACTCCTCTAATCACTATTCAGGACTCCTGACAATGGCAAAAAAAGTCTCAAAATTCTTTCGTATCGGCGTTGAGGGTGACACCTGTGACGGGCGTGTCATCAGTGCGCAGGATATTCAGGAAATGGCCGAAACCTTTGACCCGCGTGTCTATGGTTGCCGCATTAACCTGGAACATCTGCGCGGCATCCTGCCTGACGGTATTTTTAAGCGTTATGGCGATGTGACCGAACTGAAGGCCGAAAAGATTGACGATGATTCGGCGCTGAAAGGCAAATGGGCGCTGTTTGCGAAAATCACCCCGACCGATGACCTTATCGCGATGAACAAGGCCGCGCAGAAGGTCTATACCTCAATGGAAATTCAGCCGAACTTTGCCAATACCGGCAAATGTTATCTGGTGGGTCTGGCCGTCACCGATGACCCGGCAAGCCTCGGCACGGAATACCTGGAATTCTGCCGCACGGCAAAACACAACCCCCTGAACCGCTTCAAATTAAGCCCTGAAAACCTGATTTCAGTGGCAACGCCCGTTGAGCTGGAATTTGAAGACCTGCCTGAAACCGTGTTCACCGCCCTGACCGAAAAGGTGAAGTCCATTTTTGGCCGCAAACAGGCCAGCGATGACGCCCGTCTGAATGACGTGCATGAAGCGGTGACCGCTGTTGCTGAACATGTGCAGGAAAAACTGAGCGCCACTGAGCAGCGCCTCGCTGAGATGGAAACCGCTTTTTCCGCACTTAAGCAGGATGTGACTGACAGGGCGGATGAAACCAGCCAGGCATTCACCCGCCTGAAAAACAGTCTCGACCACACCGAAAGTCTGACCCAGCAGCGCCGCAGCAAGGCCACCGGTGGTGGCGGTGACGCCCTGATGACGAACTGCTGACCGGCGTCAGTCAGTCCGGGAAAACCTTCACGATTAACCCTTAATTTCAGGAAAAACTATGCGCCAGGAAACCCGCTTTAAATTTAATGCCTACCTGTCCCGTGTTGCCGAACTGAACGGCATCGACGCCGGTGATGTGTCGAAAAAATTCACCGTTGAACCGTCGGTCACCCAGACCCTGATGAACACCATGCAGGAGTCCTCTGACTTTCTGACCCGCATCAACATTGTGCCGGTCAGCGAAATGAAAGGGGAAAAAATTGGCATCGGTGTCACCGGCTCCATCGCCAGCACCACCGACACCGCCGGTGGCACCGAGCGTCAGCCGAAGGACTTCTCGAAGCTGGCGTCAAACAAGTACGAATGCGACCAGATTAACTTCGATTTTTATATCCGCTACAAAACGCTGGACCTGTGGGCGCGTTATCAGGATTTCCAGCTCCGTGTCCGTAACGCCATTATCAAACGCCAGTCCCTTGATTTAATCATGGCCGGTTTTAACGGCGTGAGGCGTGCCGAAACCTCTGACCGCAGCAGCAATCCGATGCTGCAGGATGTGGCGGTCGGCTGGCTGCAGAAATACCGCAATGAAGCCCCGGCGCGCGTGATGAGCAAGGTCACTGACGAGGAAGGGCACACCACCTCTGAGGTTATCCGCGTGGGTAAGGGCGGTGATTATGCCAGCCTTGACGCACTGGTGATGGATGCGACCAACAACCTGATTGAGCCGTGGTATCAGGAAGACCCTGACCTTGTGGTGGTTGTGGGACGTCAGCTACTGGCGGACAAGTATTTTCCCATCGTCAACAAGGAGCAGGACAACAGCGAAATGCTGGCCGCTGACGTCATCATCAGCCAGAAACGCATCGGTAACCTGCCGGCGGTACGCGTCCCGTACTTTCCGGCGGATGCGATGCTCATCACAAAGCTGGAAAACCTGTCCATCTACTACATGGATGACAGCCATCGCCGCGTGATTGAGGAAAACCCGAAACTCGACCGCGTGGAGAACTACGAGTCAATGAACATTGATTACGTGGTGGAAGACTACGCCGCCGGTTGTCTGGTGGAAAAAATTAAGGTCGGTGATTTCTCCACACTGGCTAAAGCGACCGCAGAGCCGGGAGCGTAACCGATGACGAGTCCCGCACAGCGCCACATGATGCGGGTCTCGGCAGCGATGACCGCGCAGCGGGAAGCCGCCCCGCTGCGACATGCAACTGTCTATGAGCAGATGCTGGTTAAGCTCGCCGCAGACCAGCGCACACTGAAAGCGATTTATTCAAAAGAGCTGAAGGCCGCGAAAAAACGCGAACTGCTGCCGTTCTGGTTGCCGTGGGTGAACGGCGTGCTGGAGCAGGGCAAAGGTGCACAGGATGACATTCTGATGACGGTCATGCTGTGGCGTCTGGATACCGGCGATATTGCCGGTGCGCTGGAGATTGCCCGTTATGCCCTGAAGTACGGTCTGACCATGCCGGGTAAACACCGCCGTACCCCGCCGTACATGTTCACCGAGGAGGTAGCGCTCGCGGCCATGCGCGCTCACGCTGCCGGTGAGTCTGTGGATACCCGCCTGCTGACGGAGACCCTTGAACTGACCGCCACGGCTGACATGCCTGATGAAGTGCGCGCAAAGCTGCACAAAATCACCGGTCTGTTTCTGCGTGACGGTGGTGATGCCGCCGGTGCGCTGGCTCACCTGCAACGTGCGACACAGCTCGACTGTCAGGCAGGCGTCAAAAAAGAGATTGAACGACTGGAGCGGGAGCTGAAACCGAAGCCGGAGCCGCAGCCCAAAGCGGCCACCCGCGCCCCGCGTAAGATCCGGAGCGTGACACCGGCAAAACGTGGACGCCCGAAAAAGAAAGCCAGTTAACAACCGAATGCGCCCCGCGCCAGGGCGGCACGCCGGTCAGTGAGGGTGAATCACCTGACACTGCACCGGCGTCCACCGCCCGACTTTTCAGAGGTAGTCATGATGACGCTGATTATTCCGCGAAAGGAGGCTCCCGTGTCCGGTGAGGGTACGGTGGTCATCCCGCAACCGGCAGGCGACGAGCCGGTGATTAAAAACACGTTCTTTTTTCCCGATATCGACCCGAAGCGCGTCCGGGAACGTATGCGCCTTGAGCAGACCGTCGCCCCCGCCCGTCTGCGTGAGGCCATCAAGTCAGGCATGGCGGAGACGAATGCGGAGCTGTACGAGTACCGCGAACAGAAAATTGCCGCCGGTTTTACGCGTCTGGCGGACGTCCCGGCGGACGACATCGACGGTGAAAGCATCAAAGTTTTTTACTACGAGCGCGCCGTGTGTGCGATGGCGACCGCGTCGCTTTATGAACGTTATCGCGGTGTGGATGCCAGTGCAAAAGGCGACAAGAAGGCCGACAGCATTGACAGCACCATTGATGAGCTGTGGCGGGATATGCGCTGGGCAGTGGCGCGCATCCAGGGCAAGCCGCGCTGCATCGTGAGTCAAATCTGATGAAGACCTTTGCGCTACAGGGCGACACGCTCGACGCCATTTGTGTCCGGTATTACGGGCGCACTGAGGGCGTGGTTGAGACCGTGCTCGCCGCAAATCCGGGACTGGCTGAACTGGGTGCGGTGTTGCCGCACGGCACCGCCGTCGAACTGCCCGACGTTCAGACCGCGCCCGTGGCTGAAACTGTCAATCTGTGGGAGTAACGCATGACAGCAGAAGAAAAAAGCGTCCTGTCGCTTTTCATGATTGGGGTGCTGATTGTTGTCGGCAAGGTGCTTGCCGGTGGTGAACCCATCACCCCGCGTCTGTTTATCGGGCGCATGTTGCTCGGTGGTTTTGTCTCGATGGTTGCCGGTGTTGTTCTGGTGCAGTTTCCTGACCTGTCACTGCCTGCGGTGTGCGGTATCGGCTCCATGCTGGGTATCGCCGGTTATCAGGTGATTGAGATTGCCATTCAGCGCCGTTTTAAGGGCAGGGGGAAACAGTAATGCCGGTAATTAACACGCATCAGAATATCGCGGCCTTTCTCGACATGCTGGCCGTGTCCGAAGGGACGGCGAATCATCCGCTGACGAAAAACCGGGGCTATGACGTGATAGTCACCGGACTGGACGGGAAGCCGGAAATTTTCACTGACTACAGTGACCACCCGTTCGCGCATGGCCGACCGGCGAAGGTGTTTAACCGTCGCGGTGAAAAATCCACGGCCTCCGGTCGCTATCAGCAGCTTTACCTGTTCTGGCCGCACTACCGCAAACAGCTTGCCCTGCCGGATTTCAGTCCGTTGTCACAGGACAGGCTCGCCATTCAGTTGATCCGCGAACGCGGTGCACTGGATGACATCCGGGCGGGACGCATTGAGCGCGCTATTTCACGCTGTCGCAATATCTGGGCGTCCCTGCCGGGTGCCGGTTACGGTCAGCGTGAGCATTCACTGGAAAAACTGGTCACCGTCTGGCGTACCGCCGGCGGTGTACCAGCTTAAACGGAGTAAACACCATGAAGAAATTATCCCTTTCACTGATGCTGAATGTGTCGCTGGCGCTGATGCTGGCACTGTCCCTGATTTACCCGCAGAGCGTGGCCGTCAATTTTGTCGCCGCCTGGGCGATTCTGGCGACGGTTATCTGTGTGGTTGCCGGTGGTGTCGGCGTGTATGCCACTGAGTATGTGCTGGAACGCTACGGGCGGGAGCTGCCACCGGAATCGCTGGCCGTGAAGATTGTCACGTCGCTGTTTTTGCAGCCGGTGCCGTGGCGCAGGCGGGCGGCGGCTCTGGTAGTGATGGTGGCGACGTTTATCTCGCTGGTCGCTGCCGGGTGGATTTTTACCGCGCTGATTTATCTTGTGGCGTCGCTGTTTTTCCGGCTGATACGTAAAGCCTGTCGTCAGCGTCTTGAGGGGCGGGAACTATGTCAAAGCTGATGATTGTGCTGGTCGTGTTGTTATCGCTGGCGGTGACCGGTCTGTTTCTGGTGAAACACAAAAATGCCAGCCTGCGCGCCTCGCTGGACAGGGCGAATAACGTCGCCAGTGAACAGCAGACGACCATCACCATGCTGAAAAATCAGCTTCATGTTGCCATCACCAGGGCAGACAAAAACGAGCTGGCGCAGGTGGCACTGCGTCAGGAACTGGAGAACGCGGCGAAGCGTGAAGCACAGCGCGAGAAAACCATCACGAGGTTACTGAATGAAAACGAAGATTTTCGCCGCTGGTACGGCGCTGGCCTGCCTGATGCTGTGCGCCGGTTGCACCAGCGCCCGGCCTGCACCGACGCCAGTGATTGTCGCCAACGCCTGCCCGAAAGTGAGCCTTTGCCCGATGCCGGGCAGTGACCCGGAGACGAACGGCGATTTAAGTGCCGATATCCGACAGCTTGAGAACGCGCTGGCACGCTGTGCCAGCCAGGTAAAAATGATTAAACACTGTCAGGACGAAAACGATGCTCAAACCCGACAGCCTGCGCAGGGCGCTGACTGATGCCGTCACGGTGCTGAAAACCAGTCCCGAGATGCTGCGGATATTCGTGGATAACGGGAGTATTGCCTCCACGCTGGCGACGTCGTTGTCATTCGAAAAGCGTTACACGCTCAATGTGATTGTGACCGACTTTACCGGTGATTTTGACCTGCTCATCGTGCCGGTGCTGGCGTGGCTGCGGGAAAATCAGCCCGACATCATGACCACCGATGAAGGCCAGAAAAAGGGCTTCACGTTTTATGCGGACATCAACAATGACAGCAGCTTTGATATCAGCATCAGCCTGATGCTGACCGAGCGCACGCTGGTCAGTGAGGTGGACGGCGCGCTGCATGTGAAGAATATCCCGGAACCTCCGCCGCCGGAGCCGGTCACCCGCCCGGTGGAGCTGTATATCAATGGCGAACTGGTGAGCAAGTGGGATGAATGAGTTTAAGCGTTTTGAAGACCGGCTGACCGGACTGATTGAGTCGCTGTCACCGTCAGGGCGTCGGCGACTGGCGGTAGATATTGCGAAGAAGCTGCGCCAGCGCCAGCAGCAGCGAATTAAATTACAAAAAGCCCCGGATGGTACGCCGTATGTACCGAGAAAAAACCAACCAGTACGAAATAAGAAAGGCCGGATAAAGCGGGAAATGTTTGTGAAATTACGCACTAACCGGTTTATGAAAGCAACAGGTAGCGAGAGTGCGGCGGTGGTGGCGTTTGCCAGCGGAGTACAACGAATTGCGCGAGTACATCAATTAGGGCTTAGGGATAAGCCGGGGCGTAATAGTGCTGTGGTGGAATATCCTGTTCGTGAGTTATTTGGTTTTGACAAGGAATCTATACAATTGATAGAAAGGGAGTTATTAGTGATTCTATCGAAAGATGTTATATGAGACGGGTGTTTGTGGATAAAAAGTTTTCCATTTTGAGAAAAAGAGTAAAGCATTCTCAAAAGAAAGTTATGGATTGTATTATTGCTGACCATAATGCTGATATATGTGTGTTATGCGGGAGTTCTGACGATATTACTCGTGAGCACATTATTCCTCAGTGGGCCTTTGAGTCAAATGCTGAAAAATCTTTAATTAATAAAAAGAATAATCAGTCAACTCATTACATTAAAGCCACTGTACCAGCATGCAGAGTGTGCAATTCTGATTTGCTGGGAGTGTTTGAGTATAACCTGAAGAAATTTCTTACGGAAAAGAGAGGGGAGGAGTTAACAGATTATGAGTATGATTGCATCATATGGTGGTTGCAATACATGGGTTTTAAGTTGCAATTAATGGATTTGCGGAACCGCTTTCTCAGGTATAAAGGTGGTGATTATATCCCGTTTCTTGCAAACTTCCCGGTTGCAATGTTTTGGGGGAATGTCGATACGACGCCGGGGGATGTCTTCAGGATTATACGAAAATCGCGACGCAATCTGATGTCGAAATGGAAGGATAAAAAACATAATTCTTTGATGGTTTTTGAAACATCAAACAAGAGTTTTCATTTCTTTCATAAGGTTGATGAATTTATTTTTATTGAAATTCCTCAGGTTAAGAAGGCGTTTTTCTTCTTTTTTAATAAAGAATTTGACAGCCATGATTTAGCTCATGAGGAGTGTATGAAGATTATAGAGAAGTGCTACAACTAATATTTGTTATGTTGTGTCACAGCTGACAGAACCCTCCATGATTGCTGCTGGTATCGTCCAGCGGCATCCTTCCCGTTATGAACACTCTCGCAAATATTCAGGAACTCGCGCGCGCACTGCGCAATATGATTCGCACCGGCGTTATCGTCGAAACCGACCTTAACGCCGGTCGCTGCCGTGTGCAGACCGGCGGCATGTGCACCGACTGGCTTCAGTGGTTGACCCATCGTGCCGGGCGTTCGCGTACATGGTGGGCACCTTCCGTGGGGGAACAGGTGCTGATTCTGGCCGTGGGCGGTGAACTTGACACGGCGTTTGTTCTGCCGGGGATTTATTCCGGTGATAACCCCGCGCCGTCTGCGTCGGCGGATGCCCTGTATATCCGTTTCCCTGACGGGGCGGTGATTGAGTATGAACCCGAAACCAGTGCACTCATGGTAAGCGGAATTAAAACGGCCAGCGTGACGGCTTCTGATTCTGTTACTGCCACGGTGCCGGTGGTCATGGTGAAAGCATCAACCCGCATCACCATGGACGCACCGGAGGTGGTCTGCACCAACAGGCTGATTACCGACACGCTGGAAGTGCAGAAGGGCGGGACGATGCGCGGCAACATTGAACACACCGGCGGTGAACTCTCATCAAACGGTAAGGTACTGCATACCCATAAACACCCCGGCGACAGCGGCGGCACAACCGGGAGTCCTCTATGACAGCGCGTTATCTCGGAATGAATCGCAGTGATGGCCTGACTGTCACTGACCTTGAGCATATCAGCCAGAGTATCGGCGATATCCTGCGCACACCGGTCGGCTCACGGGTGATGCGTCGTGATTACGGCTCGTTGCTGGCGTCAATGATTGACCAGCCGCAGACCCCGGCGCTTGAGTTGCAGATTAAGGTCGCCTGTTACATGGCCGTGCTGAAATGGGAACCCCGCGTCACCCTGTCATCCGTCACCACGGCGCGCAGTTTTGACGGGCGAATGACGGTCACGTTAACCGGCCAGCACAACGACACCGGCCAGCCACTTTCGTTAACCATCCCTGTGAGTTGAAACCATGCCGATTATCGACCTGAACCAGCTACCCGCACCGGATGTGGTCGAGGAGCTGGACTTTGAAACCATTCTTGCCGAACGCAAGGCGACACTGATTTCCCTTTACCCGGAAGACCAGCAGGAGGCGGTCGCCCGTACCCTGACGCTGGAATCTGAGCCTCTCGTCAAACTGCTGGAGGAAAATGCTTATCGTGAGCTTATCTGGCGTCAGCGTGTGAATGAGGCTGCACGGGCGGTGATGCTGGCCTGTGCCGCCGGTAATGACCTTGATGTGATTGGTGCCAATTACAACACCACACGCCTGATTATCACCCCGGCAGATGATTCGACCCTCCCGCCGACACCGGCCGTGATGGAATCTGACACCGATTATCGTCTGCGTATTCAGCAGGCGTTTGAAGGTTTAAGCGTCGCCGGGTCGGTGGGGGCCTATCAGTATCATGGTCGAAGTGCCGACGGGCGTGTCGCAGATATCTCTGTCACCAGTCCTTCTCCGGCCTGCGTCACCATCTCTGTGCTGTCACGTGAAAATAACGGTGTGGCATCCGAAGACCTGCTGGCGGTGGTGCGCAACGCCCTTAATGGTGAGGACGTCAGACCGGTGGCCGACCGTGTGACCGTGCAGTCTGCCGTCATCGTTGAATACCAGATAAATGCCACGCTTTACCTTTACCCTGGCCCCGAAAGCGAACCCATTCGCGCTGCCGCCGTGAAAAAACTGGAAGCGTATATCACGGCACAGCACCGGCTGGGGCGCGACATCCGACTGTCTGCCATTTATGCCGCTTTGCATGTGGAAGGCGTGCAGCGTGTCGAACTGGCTGCACCGCTGGCCGACATCGTGCTCAACAATACGCAGGCGTCTTTCTGTACCGAATACAGCGTCGTGACCGGAGGCTCGGATGAGTGATTCGCGACTGCTGCCGACCGGCTCATCACCGCTTGAAGTCGCTGCCGCAAAAGCCTGTGCGGAAATTGAAAAAACGCCGGTCAGTATTCGTGAGCTGTGGAACCCGGACACCTGCCCGGCAAATCTGCTGCCGTGGCTGGCGTGGTCATTTTCGGTTGACCGCTGGGATGATAAGTGGCCGGAAGCGACAAAACGCGCTGTTATCCGCGATGCGTATTTCATTCACTGCCATAAGGGCACTATAGGCGCAATCCGGCGTGTGGTGGAGCCGCTCGGCTATCTGATTGAGGTGAGGGAGTGGTGGCAGCTCAACGAGGAGCCGGGGACGTTCCGCATCGTTGTTGGCGTGCTTGAGCAGGGTATTACCGAGGAAATGTATCAGGAGCTGGAGCGCCTCGTTGCTGATGCAAAACCGGCAAGCCGCCATCTGACGGGACTGGCTATCAGTTTAAGTACAACCGGCAACATTTTTGCCGGTGCGGGATGCTATCACGGTGACGCCCTGACGGTTTATCCCTACACCCCGGAGGCCATTATTGTCGGAGGGGATTATTTCCCGGCCTCGGCCATTCATTTAATTGATAACCTGAGAGTAAACGCATGACAGTGAAATACTACGCCATTCTGACTAATCAGGGCGCAGCACGGCTGGCTAACGCGACGATGCTCGGCAGTAAGCTGAATCTGACGCAAATGGCCGTTGGTGATGCGAATGGTGTCTTGCCGACACCAGACCCGGCACAGACAAAACTGATTAACCAGAAACGCATCGCGCCGCTGAATCTTCTGAGTGTTGACCCGAACAACCAGAGCCAGATTATTGCGGAGCAAATCATCCCTGAGAACGAGGGCGGATTCTGGATCCGTGAGATTGGGCTTTATGATGATGAAGGCGTACTCATTGCGGTGGCGAACTGCCCGGAAACGTACAAACCGCAGTTGCAGGAAGGCAGTGGTCGTACCCAGACTATCCGCATGATTCTGGTTGTCACGAATACCGAAGCTATTACGCTGAAAATCGACCCGTCGGTGGTACTGGCGACCCGTAAATACGTGGATGATGAAGTCCTGGAATTAAGGCTGTATGTGGATGACCAGATGAGAAACCACATTGCCGCACAGGATCCTCATACCCAGTATGCACAGAAATATAATCCGACATTTACCGGAGAACCAAAAGCGCCGACGCCTGCCGCAGGGAATAACACCACGCGGATTGCGACCACTGAGTTTGTTCAGGCCGCTATTACCGCTCTGATTAACGGTGCGCCAGCCACGCTGGACACACTGAAAGAAATTGCCGCAGCCATTAACAATGACCCGAAATTCAGTACCACCATTAACAATGCGCTGTCAGGTAAGCAGCCACTGGATGAGACGCTGACTCATTTGAGTGGAAAGGATGTTGCCGGTCTTCTCGCATACCTTGGTTTGGGAGAAGCGGCTAAAAGGAATGTAGGGACAGGGGCGAATCAGATACCTGATATGGGTAGCTTCACGCTTTCTGTTTCAGGTACTGGATATCAAAAATTACCATCAGGTTTTATTCTTCAGTGGGGCTCAATCGGCGCTCCAGGCATTGCACAGGATGTAGTAACCCATTTCCCAATTGCATTTCCAAACAGATGTCTGCGTGTTTTGGTCTCACAAGACTATACACCAGATAGCGGGGCTGTTGGTTATATTGCCTGTGCAGGTTTTAGTCCCGACCCGGTTAAATTTATATCCAGAGCCAGTAATCCTGGCCTCGGCGCTTCATTTTTAGCGTTAGGCTGTTAATTTAGCTATATGGAGTGAAAAATGAATTACATATATTCCGCGACTACAAACTCTTTCTATCCGCTGGAGATGAAAGAGGATTACACTCAAGCTGACTCATGGCCAGATGATGCTGTTGAAGTTGATGAGCAAGTGTATATTGAGTTTTCCGGATTACCGCCGAAAGGAAAAATCCGTATCGCTGGAGAAAATGGTTTTCCTGCATGGTCCGAAATTCCACCACCAACACATGAGGAACAAATTGCTGCAGCCGAACTGGAGAAGCAGCAATTGATTAATCAGGCCAACGATTATATGAACAGTAAACAATGGCCTGGTAAAGCGGCTATTGGTCGTCTGAAAGGTGACGAACTGGCGCAATATAATTTGTGGCTGGATTACCTGGACGCACTGGAACTGGTCGATACTTCCGGTGCGCCAGATATTGAATGGCCTACGCCTCCGGCAGTTCAGGCCAGATGACATCCGGCGCGGTGCTCGTATCTGTTGCCGTCACCGCGTCAATGTAATCCAGCACAGCGTTAAGTCGGGTGGTTTCTGCCTGCGTCAGCTTCCGCCCGGCCTGCAATTTCAGTTGAATCAGACTGATGGAAGCCATTGCAGTATCAATCAGTGACTGACGCAGTGCTTCTGCCGCGTCTACTGCGGCGCTATGCTGTGCCTCAGTATCGGTCACCCATTTCTTACCATCCCATTTATCGAATGGCGTTAACGGGGCGATAGTGGTTGTATTTTCAGGATAATCACCCGGAGCTGTGATTTCTTTGGCGTCTCCCGTTTCGGTGTTATAGACGATTTCACCGCGATGGTCTGGCACATATTCCCATGAGTTTAAATCCATCGAACGGCAGATAGCATAACCCGCCTTATGTATACCAGGTTCATCCAGACAGGAATATGCAGGGATACCGACACCAATGGCAAGATATTCATTTGAAGTAGAAATATATTCCCGAGTTTTACCATCATAGTTATAGACGGTAATATTCCCCGCCTTCGTGGCAATAAGCTCGCTATTTAATACGGCGTTATCCATTATGCAGCCCTCACGATATAGTTAAATGCAATATTTCGTGGACGGGTTTCACTCCCGCCAGTATTACCGATACTCCCTCGTGAATGAAGTGTCGGTGATGGGATCAGACTCCCTCCTGTATTTGCGGCATCAAGTCCCCGTCCTTGTGTGTATGTCTTTTTGAAAATCGTAGCCAGTTCCCATTCATCTTTTGTGTCGTAACCATCATTGGCAACAACAATATGGCGGTGTTTTTCCAGCATCCCTGTCTGAATGCTCAATAAAACACGTCCTGCATCAATACCGCGCCCGTCATCCCAGCCACGAATAAACTCACCACGTAAATCAGGCAATTTATTTGTCGGATAAGCCTTTGCCAGTTCCGGGTATTCTTCAGCAGAAAAAGCCGCACCGTTGCATTTCAGCCAGCCTGTTGGCGGTGTGGCTGAAGGCCATGGAACAGGCACACCAACAGGTAATGCAGAGCCTTCTCCCAAACCAAGGTATGCGAGAAGACCGGCAACATCCTTTCCACTCAAATGAGTCAGCGTCTCATCCAGTGGCTGCTTACCTGACAGCGCATTGTTAATGGTGGTACTGAATTTCGGGTCATTGTTAATGGCTGCGGCAATTTCTTTCAGTGTGTCCAGCGTGGCTGGCGCACCGTTAATCAGAGCGGTAATAGCGGCCTGAACAAACTCAGTGGTCGCAATCCGCGTGGTGTTATTCCCTGCGGCAGGCGTCGGCGCTTTTGGTTCTCCGGTAAATGTCGGATTATATTTCTGTGCATACTGGGTATGAGGATCCTGTGCGGCAATGTGGTTTCTCATCTGGTCATCCACATACAGCCTTAATTCCAGGACTTCATCATCCACGTATTTACGGGTCGCCAGTACCACCGACGGGTCGATTTTCAGCGTAATAGCTTCGGTATTCGTGACAACCAGAATCATGCGGATAGTCTGGGTACGACCACTGCCTTCCTGCAACTGCGGTTTGTACGTTTCCGGGCAGTTCGCCACCGCAATGAGTACGCCTTCATCATCATAAAGCCCAATCTCACGGATCCAGAATCCGCCCTCGTTCTCAGGGATGATTTGCTCCGCAATAATCTGGCTCTGGTTGTTCGGGTCAACACTCAGAAGATTCAGCGGCGCGATGCGTTTCTGGTTAATCAGTTTTGTCTGTGCCGGGTCTGGTGTCGGCAAGACACCATTCGCATCACCAACGGCCATTTGCGTCAGATTCAGCTTACTGCCGAGCATCGTCGCGTTAGCCAGCCGTGCTGCGCCCTGATTAGTCAGAATGGCGTAGTATTTCACTGTCATGCGTTTACTCTCAGGTTATCAATTAAATGAATGGCCGAGGCCGGGAAATAATCCCCTCCGACAATAATGGCCTCCGGGGTGTAGGGATAAACCGTCAGGGCGTCACCGTGATAGCATCCCGCACCGGCAAAAATGTTGCCGGTTGTACTTAAACTGATAGCCAGTCCCGTCAGATGGCGGCTTGCCGGTTTTGCATCAGCAACGAGGCGCTCCAGCTCCTGATACATTTCCTCGGTAATACCCTGCTCAAGCACGCCAACAACGATGCGGAACGTCCCCGGCTCCTCGTTGAGCTGCCACCACTCCCTCACCTCAATCAGATAGCCGAGCGGCTCCACCACACGCCGGATTGCGCCTATAGTGCCCTTATGGCAGTGAATGAAATACGCATCGCGGATAACAGCGCGTTTTGTCGCTTCCGGCCACTTATCATCCCAGCGGTCAACCGAAAATGACCACGCCAGCCACGGCAGCAGATTTGCCGGGCAGGTGTCCGGGTTCCACAGCTCACGAATACTGACCGGCGTTTTTTCAATTTCCGCACAGGCTTTTGCGGCAGCGACTTCAAGCGGTGATGAGCCGGTCGGCAGCAGTCGCGAATCACTCATCCGAGCCTCCGGTCACGACGCTGTATTCGGTACAGAAAGACGCCTGCGTATTGTTGAGCACGATGTCGGCCAGCGGTGCAGCCAGTTCGACACGCTGCACGCCTTCCACATGCAAAGCGGCATAAATGGCAGACAGTCGGATGTCGCGCCCCAGCCGGTGCTGTGCCGTGATATACGCTTCCAGTTTTTTCACGGCGGCAGCGCGAATGGGTTCGCTTTCGGGGCCAGGGTAAAGGTAAAGCGTGGCATTTATCTGGTATTCAACGATGACGGCAGACTGCACGGTCACACGGTCGGCCACCGGTCTGACGTCCTCACCATTAAGGGCGTTGCGCACCACCGCCAGCAGGTCTTCGGATGCCACACCGTTATTTTCACGTGACAGCACAGAGATGGTGACGCAGGCCGGAGAAGGACTGGTGACAGAGATATCTGCGACACGCCCGTCGGCACTTCGACCATGATACTGATAGGCCCCCACCGACCCGGCGACGCTTAAACCTTCAAACGCCTGCTGAATACGCAGACGATAATCGGTGTCAGATTCCATCACGGCCGGTGTCGGCGGGAGGGTCGAATCATCTGCCGGGGTGATAATCAGGCGTGTGGTGTTGTAATTGGCACCAATCACATCAAGGTCATTACCGGCGGCACAGGCCAGCATCACCGCCCGTGCAGCCTCATTCACACGCTGACGCCAGATAAGCTCACGATAAGCATTTTCCTCCAGCAGTTTGACGAGAGGCTCAGATTCCAGCGTCAGGGTACGGGCGACCGCCTCCTGCTGGTCTTCCGGGTAAAGGGAAATCAGTGTCGCCTTGCGTTCGGCAAGAATGGTTTCAAAGTCCAGCTCCTCGACCACATCCGGTGCGGGTAGCTGGTTCAGGTCGATAATCGGCATGGTTTCAACTCACAGGGATGGTTAACGAAAGTGGCTGGCCGGTGTCGTTGTGCTGGCCGGTTAACGTGACCGTCATTCGCCCGTCAAAACTGCGCGCCGTGGTGACGGATGACAGGGTGACGCGGGGTTCCCATTTCAGCACGGCCATGTAACAGGCGACCTTAATCTGCAACTCAAGCGCCGGGGTCTGCGGCTGGTCAATCATTGACGCCAGCAACGAGCCGTAATCACGACGCATCACCCGTGAGCCGACCGGTGTGCGCAGGATATCGCCGATACTCTGGCTGATATGCTCAAGGTCAGTGACAGTCAGGCCATCACTGCGATTCATTCCGAGATAACGCGCTGTCATAGAGGACTCCCGGTTGTGCCGCCGCTGTCGCCGGGGTGTTTATGGGTATGCAGTACCTTACCGTTTGATGAGAGTTCACCGCCGGTGTGTTCAATGTTGCCGCGCATCGTCCCGCCCTTCTGCACTTCCAGCGTGTCGGTAATCAGCCTGTTGGTGCAGACCACCTCCGGTGCGTCCATGGTGATGCGGGTTGATGCTTTCACCATGACCACCGGCACCGTGGCAGTAACAGAATCAGAAGCCGTCACGCTGGCCGTTTTAATTCCGCTTACCATGAGTGCACTGGTTTCGGGTTCATACTCAATCACCGCCCCGTCAGGGAAACGGATATACAGGGCATCCGCCGACGCAGACGGCGCGGGGTTATCACCGGAATAAATCCCCGGCAGAACAAACGCCGTGTCAAGTTCACCGCCCACGGCCAGAATCAGCACCTGTTCCCCCACGGAAGGTGCCCACCATGTACGCGAACGCCCGGCACGATGGGTCAACCACTGAAGCCAGTCGGTGCACATGCCGCCGGTCTGCACACGGCAGCGACCGGCGTTAAGGTCGGTTTCGACGATAACGCCGGTGCGAATCATATTGCGCAGTGCGCGCGCGAGTTCCTGAATATTTGCGAGAGTGTTCATAACGGGAAGGATGCCGCTGGACGATACCAGCAGCAATCATGGAGGGTTCTGTCAGCTGTGACACAACATAACAAATATTAGTTGTAGCACTTCTCTATAATCTTCATACACTCCTCATGAGCTAAATCATGGCTGTCAAATTCTTTATTAAAAAAGAAGAAAAACGCCTTCTTAACCTGAGGAATTTCAATAAAAATAAATTCATCAACCTTATGAAAGAAATGAAAACTCTTGTTTGATGTTTCAAAAACCATCAAAGAATTATGTTTTTTATCCTTCCATTTCGACATCAGATTGCGTCGCGATTTTCGTATAATCCTGAAGACATCCCCCGGCGTCGTATCGACATTCCCCCAAAACATTGCAACCGGGAAGTTTGCAAGAAACGGGATATAATCACCACCTTTATACCTGAGAAAGCGGTTCCGCAAATCCATTAATTGCAACTTAAAACCCATGTATTGCAACCACCATATGATGCAATCATACTCATAATCTGTTAACTCCTCCCCTCTCTTTTCCGTAAGAAATTTCTTCAGGTTATACTCAAACACTCCCAGCAAATCAGAATTGCACACTCTGCATGCTGGTACAGTGGCTTTAATGTAATGAGTTGACTGATTATTCTTTTTATTAATTAAAGATTTTTCAGCATTTGACTCAAAGGCCCACTGAGGAATAATGTGCTCACGAGTAATATCGTCAGAACTCCCGCATAACACACATATATCAGCATTATGGTCAGCAATAATACAATCCATAACTTTCTTTTGAGAATGCTTTACTCTTTTTCTCAAAATGGAAAACTTTTTATCCACAAACACCCGTCTCATATAACATCTTTCGATAGAATCACTAATAACTCCCTTTCTATCAATTGTATAGATTCCTTGTCAAAACCAAATAACTCACGAACAGGATATTCCACCACAGCACTATTACGCCCCGGCTTATCCCTAAGCCCTAATTGATGTACTCGCGCAATTCGTTGTACTCCGCTGGCAAACGCCACCACCGCCGCACTCTCGCTACCTGTTGCTTTCATAAACCGGTTAGTGCGTAATTTCACAAACATTTCCCGCTTTATCCGGCCTTTCTTATTTCGTACTGGTTGGTTTTTTCTCGGTACATACGGCGTACCATCCGGGGCTTTTTGTAATTTAATTCGCTGCTGCTGGCGCTGGCGCAGCTTCTTCGCAATATCTACCGCCAGTCGCCGACGCCCTGACGGTGACAGCGACTCAATCAGTCCGGTCAGCCGGTCTTCAAAACGCTTAAACTCATTCATCCCACTTGCTCACCAGTTCGCCATTGATATACAGCTCCACCGGGCGGGTGACCGGCTCCGGCGGCGGAGGTTCCGGGATATTCTTCACATGCAGCGCGCCGTCCACCTCACTGACCAGCGTGCGCTCGGTCAGCATCAGGCTGATGCTGATATCAAAGCTGCTGTCATTGTTGATGTCCGCATAAAACGTGAAGCCCTTTTTCTGGCCTTCATCGGTGGTCATGATGTCGGGCTGATTTTCCCGCAGCCACGCCAGCACCGGCACGATGAGCAGGTCAAAATCACCGGTAAAGTCGGTCACAATCACATTGAGCGTGTAACGCTTTTCGAATGACAACGACGTCGCCAGCGTGGAGGCAATACTCCCGTTATCCACGAATATCCGCAGCATCTCGGGACTGGTTTTCAGCACCGTGACGGCATCAGTCAGCGCCCTGCGCAGGCTGTCGGGTTTGAGCATCGTTTTCGTCCTGACAGTGTTTAATCATTTTTACCTGGCTGGCACAGCGTGCCAGCGCGTTCTCAAGCTGTCGGATATCGGCACTTAAATCGCCGTTCGTCTCCGGGTCACTGCCCGGCATCGGGCAAAGGCTCACTTTCGGGCAGGCGTTGGCGACAATCACTGGCGTCGGTGCAGGCCGGGCGCTGGTGCAACCGGCGCACAGCATCAGGCAGGCCAGCGCCGTACCAGCGGCGAAAATCTTCGTTTTCATTCAGTAACCTCGTGATGGTTTTCTCGCGCTGTGCTTCACGCTTCGCCGCGTTCTCCAGTTCCTGACGCAGTGCCACCTGCGCCAGCTCGTTTTTGTCTGCCCTGGTGATGGCAACATGAAGCTGATTTTTCAGCATGGTGATGGTCGTCTGCTGTTCACTGGCGACGTTATTCGCCCTGTCCAGCGAGGCGCGCAGGCTGGCATTTTTGTGTTTCACCAGAAACAGACCGGTCACCGCCAGCGATAACAACACGACCAGCACAATCATCAGCTTTGACATAGTTCCCGCCCCTCAAGACGCTGACGACAGGCTTTACGTATCAGCCGGAAAAACAGCGACGCCACAAGATAAATCAGCGCGGTAAAAATCCACCCGGCAGCGACCAGCGAGATAAACGTCGCCACCATCACTACCAGAGCCGCCGCCCGCCTGCGCCACGGCACCGGCTGCAAAAACAGCGACGTGACAATCTTCACGGCCAGCGATTCCGGTGGCAGCTCCCGCCCGTAGCGTTCCAGCACATACTCAGTGGCATACACGCCGACACCACCGGCAACCACACAGATAACCGTCGCCAGAATCGCCCAGGCGGCGACAAAATTGACGGCCACGCTCTGCGGGTAAATCAGGGACAGTGCCAGCATCAGCGCCAGCGACACATTCAGCATCAGTGAAAGGGATAATTTCTTCATGGTGTTTACTCCGTTTAAGCTGGTACACCGCCGGCGGTACGCCAGACGGTGACCAGTTTTTCCAGTGAATGCTCACGCTGACCGTAACCGGCACCCGGCAGGGACGCCCAGATATTGCGACAGCGTGAAATAGCGCGCTCAATGCGTCCCGCCCGGATGTCATCCAGTGCACCGCGTTCGCGGATCAACTGAATGGCGAGCCTGTCCTGTGACAACGGACTGAAATCCGGCAGGGCAAGCTGTTTGCGGTAGTGCGGCCAGAACAGGTAAAGCTGCTGATAGCGACCGGAGGCCGTGGATTTTTCACCGCGACGGTTAAACACCTTCGCCGGTCGGCCATGCGCGAACGGGTGGTCACTGTAGTCAGTGAAAATTTCCGGCTTCCCGTCCAGTCCGGTGACTATCACGTCATAGCCCCGGTTTTTCGTCAGCGGATGATTCGCCGTCCCTTCGGACACGGCCAGCATGTCGAGAAAGGCCGCGATATTCTGATGCGTGTTAATTACCGGCATTACTGTTTCCCCCTGCCCTTAAAACGGCGCTGAATGGCAATCTCAATCACCTGATAACCGGCGATACCCAGCATGGAGCCGATACCGCACACCGCAGGCAGTGACAGGTCAGGAAACTGCACCAGAACAACACCGGCAACCATCGAGACAAAACCACCGAGCAACATGCGCCCGATAAACAGACGCGGGGTGATGGGTTCACCACCGGCAAGCACCTTGCCGACAACAATCAGCACCCCAATCATGAAAAGCGACAGGACGCTTTTTTCTTCTGCTGTCATGCGTTACTCCCACAGATTGACAGTTTCAGCCACGGGCGCGGTCTGAACGTCGGGCAGTTCGACGGCGGTGCCGTGCGGCAACACCGCACCCAGTTCAGCCAGTCCCGGATTTGCGGCGAGCACGGTCTCAACCACGCCCTCAGTGCGCCCGTAATACCGGACACAAATGGCGTCGAGCGTGTCGCCCTGTAGCGCAAAGGTCTTCATCAGATTTGACTCACGATGCAGCGCGGCTTGCCCTGGATGCGCGCCACTGCCCAGCGCATATCCCGCCACAGCTCATCAATGGTGCTGTCAATGCTGTCGGCCTTCTTGTCGCCTTTTGCACTGGCATCCACACCGCGATAACGTTCATAAAGCGACGCGGTCGCCATCGCACACACGGCGCGCTCGTAGTAAAAAACTTTGATGCTTTCACCGTCGATGTCGTCCGCCGGGACGTCCGCCAGACGCGTAAAACCGGCGGCAATTTTCTGTTCGCGGTACTCGTACAGCTCCGCATTCGTCTCCGCCATGCCTGACTTGATGGCCTCACGCAGACGGGCGGGGGCGACGGTCTGCTCAAGGCGCATACGTTCCCGGACGCGCTTCGGGTCGATATCGGGAAAAAAGAACGTGTTTTTAATCACCGGCTCGTCGCCTGCCGGTTGCGGGATGACCACCGTACCCTCACCGGACACGGGAGCCTCCTTTCGCGGAATAATCAGCGTCATCATGACTACCTCTGAAAAGTCGGGCGGTGGACGCCGGTGCAGTGTCAGGTGATTCACCCTCACTGACCGGCGTGCCGCCCTGGCGCGGGGCGCATTCGGTTGTTAACTGGCTTTCTTTTTCGGGCGTCCACGTTTTGCCGGTGTCACGCTCCGGATCTTACGCGGGGCGCGGGTGGCCGCTTTGGGCTGCGGCTCCGGCTTCGGTTTCAGCTCCCGCTCCAGTCGTTCAATCTCTTTTTTGACGCCTGCCTGACAGTCGAGCTGTGTCGCACGTTGCAGGTGAGCCAGCGCACCGGCGGCATCACCACCGTCACGCAGAAACAGACCGGTGATTTTGTGCAGCTTTGCGCGCACTTCATCAGGCATGTCAGCCGTGGCGGTCAGTTCAAGGGTCTCCGTCAGCAGGCGGGTATCCACAGACTCACCGGCAGCGTGAGCGCGCATGGCCGCGAGCGCTACCTCCTCGGTGAACATGTACGGCGGGGTACGGCGGTGTTTACCCGGCATGGTCAGACCGTACTTCAGGGCATAACGGGCAATCTCCAGCGCACCGGCAATATCGCCGGTATCCAGACGCCACAGCATGACCGTCATCAGAATGTCATCCTGTGCACCTTTGCCCTGCTCCAGCACGCCGTTCACCCACGGCAACCAGAACGGCAGCAGTTCGCGTTTTTTCGCGGCCTTCAGCTCTTTTGAATAAATCGCTTTCAGTGTGCGCTGGTCTGCGGCGAGCTTAACCAGCATCTGCTCATAGACAGTTGCATGTCGCAGCGGGGCGGCTTCCCGCTGCGCGGTCATCGCTGCCGAGACCCGCATCATGTGGCGCTGTGCGGGACTCGTCATCGGTTACGCTCCCGGCTCTGCGGTCGCTTTAGCCAGTGTGGAGAAATCACCGACCTTAATTTTTTCCACCAGACAACCGGCGGCGTAGTCTTCCACCACGTAATCAATGTTCATTGACTCGTAGTTCTCCACGCGGTCGAGTTTCGGGTTTTCCTCAATCACGCGGCGATGGCTGTCATCCATGTAGTAGATGGACAGGTTTTCCAGCTTTGTGATGAGCATCGCATCCGCCGGAAAGTACGGGACGCGTACCGCCGGCAGGTTACCGATGCGTTTCTGGCTGATGATGACGTCAGCGGCCAGCATTTCGCTGTTGTCCTGCTCCTTGTTGACGATGGGAAAATACTTGTCCGCCAGTAGCTGACGTCCCACAACCACCACAAGGTCAGGGTCTTCCTGATACCACGGCTCAATCAGGTTGTTGGTCGCATCCATCACCAGTGCGTCAAGGCTGGCATAATCACCGCCCTTACCCACGCGGATAACCTCAGAGGTGGTGTGCCCTTCCTCGTCAGTGACCTTGCTCATCACGCGCGCCGGGGCTTCATTGCGGTATTTCTGCAGCCAGCCGACCGCCACATCCTGCAGCATCGGATTGCTGCTGCGGTCAGAGGTTTCGGCACGCCTCACGCCGTTAAAACCGGCCATGATTAAATCAAGGGACTGGCGTTTGATAATGGCGTTACGGACACGGAGCTGGAAATCCTGATAACGCGCCCACAGGTCCAGCGTTTTGTAGCGGATATAAAAATCGAAGTTAATCTGGTCGCATTCGTACTTGTTTGACGCCAGCTTCGAGAAGTCCTTCGGCTGACGCTCGGTGCCACCGGCGGTGTCGGTGGTGCTGGCGATGGAGCCGGTGACACCGATGCCAATTTTTTCCCCTTTCATTTCGCTGACCGGCACAATGTTGATGCGGGTCAGAAAGTCAGAGGACTCCTGCATGGTGTTCATCAGGGTCTGGGTGACCGACGGTTCAACGGTGAATTTTTTCGACACATCACCGGCGTCGATGCCGTTCAGTTCGGCAACACGGGACAGGTAGGCATTAAATTTAAAGCGGGTTTCCTGGCGCATAGTTTTTCCTGAAATTAAGGGTTAATCGTGAAGGTTTTCCCGGACTGACTGACGCCGGTCAGCAGTTCGTCATCAGGGCGTCACCGCCACCACCGGTGGCCTTGCTGCGGCGCTGCTGGGTCAGACTTTCGGTGTGGTCGAGACTGTTTTTCAGGCGGGTGAATGCCTGGCTGGTTTCATCCGCCCTGTCAGTCACATCCTGCTTAAGTGCGGAAAAAGCGGTTTCCATCTCAGCGAGGCGCTGCTCAGTGGCGCTCAGTTTTTCCTGCACATGTTCAGCAACAGCGGTCACCGCTTCATGCACGTCATTCAGACGGGCGTCATCGCTGGCCTGTTTGCGGCCAAAAATGGACTTCACCTTTTCGGTCAGGGCGGTGAACACGGTTTCAGGCAGGTCTTCAAATTCCAGCTCAACGGGCGTTGCCACTGAAATCAGGTTTTCAGGGCTTAATTTGAAGCGGTTCAGGGGGTTGTGTTTTGCCGTGCGGCAGAATTCCAGGTATTCCGTGCCGAGGCTTGCCGGGTCATCGGTGACGGCCAGACCCACCAGATAACATTTGCCGGTATTGGCAAAGTTCGGCTGAATTTCCATTGAGGTATAGACCTTCTGCGCGGCCTTGTTCATCGCGATAAGGTCATCGGTCGGGGTGATTTTCGCAAACAGCGCCCATTTGCCTTTCAGCGCCGAATCATCGTCAATCTTTTCGGCCTTCAGTTCGGTCACATCGCCATAACGCTTAAAAATACCGTCAGGCAGGATGCCGCGCAGATGTTCCAGGTTAATGCGGCAACCATAGACACGCGGGTCAAAGGTTTCGGCCATTTCCTGAATATCCTGCGCACTGATGACACGCCCGTCACAGGTGTCACCCTCAACGCCGATACGAAAGAATTTTGAGACTTTTTTTGCCATTGTCAGGAGTCCTGAATAGTGATTAGAGGAGTCACATGTCGGCATCAGTTTCCCGACGATGCGCATCCTCCGCCATCAGTCCCGGATGGCTTATCACTGACACAACAGCACCTTAGCGAATCGCGGGGCGCGACTCAGTAGCCTTGCCGTGTATTCATCACGGCGAGGTATTCATGACCATCACCACAGACACCACTCTTTTACACGACCCGCGTCGTCAGGCGGCGCTGCTGTACTGGCAGGGGTTTTCCGTGCCGCAGATTGCCGCCATGTTGCAGATGAAACGCCCGACGGTGCAGAGCTGGAAACAGCGCGACGGCTGGGACAGCGTTGCCCCCATCAGCCGTGTCGAAATGAGTCTGGAAGCGCGGCTGACCCAGCTCATCATCAAACCGCAGAAAACCGGCGGTGACTTCAAGGAAATTGATCTGCTCGGACGCCAGATTGAACGACTGGCACGGGTCAACCGTTACAGTCAGACCGGCAACGAGGCAGACCTTAATCCGAACGTCGCTAACCGCAACAAAGGCGGGCGTCGCAAACCGAAAAAGAATTTTTTCAGTGACGAGGCCATCGAAAAGCTGGAGCAGATTTTCTTTGAGCAGTCTTTCGACTATCAGTTGCACTGGTATCGCGCCGGGCTTGAGCACCGCATCCGCGATATCCTGAAATCCCGCCAGATTGGCGCGACGTTTTATTTTTCCCGCGAGGCACTGCTGCGCGCCCTGAAAACCGGCCATAACCAGATTTTTCTGTCGGCCAGTAAAACGCAGGCGTATGTGTTCCGCGAATACATCATCGCCTTTGCCCGTCTGGTTGACGTTGACCTGACCGGTGACCCGATTGTCCTGGGCAATAACGGCGCAAAACTGATTTTTCTCGGCACCAACTCCAACACCGCGCAGAGCCATAACGGCGACCTGTACGTCGACGAGATTTTCTGGATCCCGAATTTTCAGGTACTGCGTAAGGTGGCATCAGGTATGGCCTCACAGAGTCACCTGCGCTCGACCTATTTCTCCACCCCGTCCACGCTGGCGCACGACGCCTACCCGTTCTGGTCAGGTGAACTGTTCAACCGGGGACGCGCCAGCGCCGCCGAACGCGTGGAAATCGACGTCAGTCATAACGCCCTTGCCGGTGGGCTTCTCTGTGCGGACGGCCAGTGGCGGCAGATTGTCACCATTGAGGACGCCCTGAAAGGTGGCTGCACGCTGTTCGACATTGAGCAGCTCAAACGTGAAAACAGCGCCGACGATTTTAAAAACCTGTTCATGTGTGAATTTGTTGACGACAAGGCGTCGGTGTTCCCGTTCGAGGAGCTGCAACGCTGCATGGTCGACACGCTGGAAGAATGGGAAGACTATGCGCCGTTTGCCGCGAATCCGTTCGGCTCCCGCCCAGTATGGATTGGTTACGACCCGTCACACCGTGGCGACAGCGCCGGATGCGTGGTGCTGGCACCACCGGTGGTGGCCGGTGGCAAATTCAGAATACTTGAGCGTCACCAGTGGAAAGGCATGGACTTTGCCACCCAGGCGGAATCCATCCGCAAACTCACCGAAAAATACAACGTCGAATACATCGGTATTGATGCCACCGGCCTCGGTGTCGGCGTGTTCCAGCTCGTGCGCTCGTTCTATCCCGCCGCGCGCGACATCCGCTACACGCCGGAAATGAAAACCGCAATGGTGCTCAAGGCAAAAGACGTTATTCGCCGTGGCTGTCTGGAATATGACGTCAGCGCCACCGACATCACCAGCTCGTTTATGGCTATCCGCAAGACCATGACCAGCAGCGGACGCAGCGCCACCTATGAGGCCAGCCGCAGCGAGGAAGCCAGCCACGCCGACCTCGCCTGGGCGACCATGCACGCTCTGTTAAATGAGCCACTCACCGCCGGTATCAGCACCCCGCTGACATCCACCATTCTGGAGTTTTACTGATGAGCAAGAAAAAAGGGAAAACACCGCAACCTGCGGCAAAAAAAATGACTGCCAGCGCCCCGAAAATGGAGGCATTCACCTTTGGTGAGCCGGTGCCGGTGCTCGACCGCCGTGACATTCTGGATTACGTCGAATGCATCAGTAACGGCAGATGGTATGAGCCGCCGGTCAGCTTTACCGGTCTGGCAAAAAGCCTGCGTGCTGCCGTGCATCACAGCTCACCGATTTACGTCAAACGTAATATTCTGGCCTCGACATTTATCCCGCATCCATGGCTTTCCCAGCAGGATTTCAGCCGCTTTGTGCTGGATTTTCTGGTATTTGGTAATGCATTTCTGGAAAAGCGTTACAGCACCACCGGTAAAGTTATCAGGCTGGAAACCTCACCGGCAAAATATACCCGCCGTGGTGTGGAAGAGGATGTTTACTGGTGGGTGCCGTCCTTCAACGAGCCGACAGCCTTCGCGCCCGGCTCCGTGTTTCACCTGCTGGAGCCGGATATTAATCAGGAGCTGTACGGCCTGCCGGAATATCTCAGCGCCCTTAACTCTGCCTGGCTGAATGAGTCGGCCACGCTGTTCCGCCGCAAGTATTACGAAAATGGCGCACATGCCGGATACATCATGTACGTCACTGATGCCGTGCAGGATCGCAACGATATCGAAATGCTTCGCGAAAACATGGTCAAGTCGAAAGGCCGCAACAACTTTAAAAATCTGTTTCTCTATGCCCCGCAGGGGAAAGCCGACGGCATTAAAATTATCCCGCTCAGTGAAGTGGCAACGAAGGACGATTTTTTTAATATCAAAAAAGCCAGCGCCGCTGACCTGCTGGACGCGCACCGCATCCCCTTTCAGTTGATGGGCGGCAAGCCGGAGAACGTCGGGTCGCTGGGTGATATTGAGAAAGTGGCAAAGGTCTTTGTCCGCAATGAACTTATCCCGCTACAGGACAGGATCCGCGAGATAAACGGCTGGCTCGGTCAGGAGGTCATCCGCTTTAAAAACTACTCACTGGACACTGACAACGGCTGAACATCGCCGCCTGCGGGCGGCTTTTTTACAACCCGCCATCACGCCCTCACACGCTCACCACCGCACAAAACATCCCACAGACACACCAACGCCCCGGCGAACAATCTAAACGCCATCACGACGCGCTCAGACGCTGAAAAAATAAAATCAGCACCACCGCCAGCGCGCAGTGCTTTCCCCGCCTCGCCCGCCCGCTTCATGAGACGGTTTTAATGCAGTTGCATGAAATAACCTAAAGCGCACCAGCTCTGACATAACAACATTAGTAAGCATCTGACAAATGCATGCAAAATCATTCAACGCTATGGTACATCATAAACTATTAGTACAAGCTAATTAGCCTCTAGCGAACAATAAAAAAGTATTTCTCCCTCATAGCTTGATCTCAGTCACAAAATGCAAATAAGAAAAACGAAAACCCATTGAATTTCATGTAAAAATAGCCATACCTAGGATTATTCTTACTTCACACAGCATAATTTATGGAGGGAAAATGTCTGATCGTGATACTACCAAGGAACAACTGGTTGCCAAAAAAAGAACAGTTAAAGATTTAGCTGATTATATAAAAATCAAATCAGGTACATCACCTAACTATTCACTCTTTCTTGGTGCTGGTGCATCCGTTACATCAGGAATAAAAACTGGTCAAGAGTTAGTTGCAAAATGGAGAGAAGAGATATACACAAGACTATCCAATGAAGAATATATCGATGCCGAAGAAGCTAAAAAATGGCTATCCAAAAACCATCCAGTCTGGTACGACCCAAACAATGAATACTCCTCTCTTTTTGAAAAGAAATTTGATCTCCCATCTCAACGCAGAAGATTTGTTGAGCTTCAAGTAGACAAAAAATTACCTTCAATTGGATATGCTTATCTCGTTGAACTATTTGAATCAAAGTTTTTTGATACTGTCTTCACAACAAATTTTGACGATTTAATAAATGAAGCATTTTATCAATTTTCTTCTGACAGACCATTATTATGCGCACATGACTCATCAATTAAAGGCGTCTCAATTACTTCTTCAAGACCCAAAATAATAAAATTACATGGTGATTATCTATTTGATAGCATAAAAAGCTCTTTAAAAGAAACCGAGTCATTAGAAGGTAACACTCGTGAAAAACTAACTGAATTCACTAAAGAATACGGGATTATTTTTGTTGGTTATGCTGGCAATGACAGCTCTATCATGGATGTTTTAAAACATTTATTAAAACAGGACGATTACCTACGGAATGGGGTATATTGGTGCGTAAGACAAAATGACGCCATCCCACCAGAACTAATTAGGCTTCTAGGTCAAGAGAAAGTTTATTGGGTAGAAATAGAAGGCTTTGATGAGTTAATGGCAGAACTAGCCCTTGAATTAGGTTGCGCACTCTCTTTTGGAGGGAATCAAAAATCCACAAAAAGAGAGATGATGATCCAAAATTTTATAACTGATGAGTACAAATTATCTAAAAATGACATTATCAAATCCGATCTTTCAAAATTAAAAAGATACACTCTAACACATGACATATCATCATTAATAAATGAGTTATCCCAAAATGACTTAGACGATCAAAAGATCCCTGAAGAAAATTTCAAGAATTTGTTATACATTGACAACCTCATTAGAAACAAAAAATATTTAAGCGCTGAGACAAAACTAAAGGAATTAATCGATAACGCTGATAATGACAATATAAAATCCAAATACCTGCGCAGGCTAATTGAAATAAAAGAAGAACAAAAAGATACAAAGTCTGCATTAGAAATCAGTGATAAACTTATCGCTCTTGATGAGTTTAATATAAATTACGCCCTATCAAGAACAAACATATTCACAGATCTAAAGGAAAAAATACATTACCTTAAGGGATTGCTAGAAAAATTCCCATATAGCATAAACCTTAAGAATCATTTAAGCAGAATTGCTATTCTTCATCTGGAAAATCATGACGAGGGATTAATAACCTTTGATGAAATACATAACCTAATTGATAAGAGCTTACTCCAAAGTAGCGATCTAGACAATATCGCTTGGAGAATAAAATATGACGCAATAATGATAAAACATCAATCAAGCTATGATAAGAAAGATTGTAATAATTTAATACAAGAAATGCTCGACCAAATAAATGAAATCAACCCTACCCACGATACATATTTGTCGTTATACACTGATTTTACTTGTGCATTACAAAAAAAAGAAAAAACATTATTGTGCATAGAAACATTATCCAACATTTACAAAACGTCATCGAAAAACAAAAAGAGAAACATATTAAGATATTTAACAAAACTACACCTGTCTTTATTTGAAACAGACTTCGATGAAAACACTCCCAGTTTAATGAAAGGCTTCATTGATAAATATGAAGAAGAGGGCGACATTGCAAGAATTGCTCCTTTCATTATATTTAAAGCTCGATATGAGATAGGCTGCAACAGAGACATTAATGCAGGCATTGAATTAGCTAAAGAAGCCATGAATCATCCGTGGAAGAGTAATCATGCGGATAGTATTGTGGACATATTATTAATTAATAAAAACAACATCAAACTGGCAGAAGAGTTTATTGACAGCCTGCCAAGAAACAAATCAGAAATTACCATTCTGAAATTAAAATCCGATATTGCATCTTTAAACAGTGATTTCAAAAAAGCGATAGAACTTCTTGATGAAGCTTATGATAAAGGTTATGGATTCAGTAATTATATTTTAGGCAAAGCTTATACCAACCTGCTTGCAGGAAACTATAAAGAAACAATTAATATAGTCAATGAAAACCTTGACAAAATTAAAGACTACAGAGAGAGAGATGTCTTAATAATAAACAGAGAAGTTGCCAAGAAAAAAGACAATCAAGACATTAAAGAAAACGACATAAATTCAGTTTTAGCACATAACAATTCAAAAGGTGATGCAGCCATGTGTGCATTCTTTTTACTTGACGATGAATTTAAAGCAAACAAACAACTAAAAAACCTGATAGAAAAAGATTATATGAACTATTATAGATTCTTAGCTTGGCCAGCAGTTCCCCAAAACGCTCTCTTAAAATATAAAAGCAATATGGAAATTGCCGCTTAAATAAACAAAGGGCAAGAACACCTTCTTGCCCTATATTATTTCATATAGTTACTTATCCTTAATCCAACCCATAACAATCGCATGTTGAAAACTTAGCCGTTATTTTTATTCATATCACTCGAAACTATTGTACTCTAACCGAATGGTTATACAGATAAATAAAATTCTTAGTCTCATCAACATCTCTTTGTCAAACACCATTATTAGTTTGAGGAAAATCCCGACCACTCATCAGCAACCGGATACGTGAATTTTTTCCCGTCATAATTTACAGTTGCCCCACGCGCCAGCGCCTCAAGCTCCCATCGCTGAGGCCTGATACCGTTCTGAGTAAGGTCAACGCGGATACGGGTAATTTGCATTCGTTCCGACCGGGTCAGTCTGGCCGATGGCGCTATTTCATGCGGTTTTAACGGGCTTCCGTTTCTTTGCTGACGGTTTGGTCTTCTCAGGCCGTGTTTTAATGCACTTCTGAGCGCTCTCACGACCTCCGGGTCATTCCATTCGATAACACCGTCATCTACCAGATTAAGCACTGCTGCGGCGTGCTCAGAAGGTGTGGGAGCCGGTAACGAAGTATCACCACCAGTGAGCTTTCCACAGTTATTGACAGGACTCCGAGGCGCGGCGATGCCGCTTTTTAAAGTCAAAGGCTCAACGACCGGAACTTTCGGCACAATGCGCCAGTCCGTCGTTCTGGTGATATGAATATGACGCGCGCCGAGATGCGGCGCGTAAATGCCGACCACTCTCTCGACTTCTTCCTCGTACTCGTTAACTTCATCCGACGGGCTACGGGCGACTCTGACAGTCTGACAATCGCGCGGGACATTTGCCCCACCCTGCGCGCTGATATACAACGCAAAATCACCACTGTCTGCGGCGGCGCGTGCAGCCTCGACGCGCTCGTCAAACTCATCAGCAATGCTGACGCCGCGCGGCAATTTGCGTAGTTCACGGTAAGCCCCCATTGTCGGCAGGCCAACCGTTTTAAATTGCGGGATGCGCCACGTTGACGCCCATGCGGTAACAGCCGCTGCAGTGTCTTTCAGCGGCCTGCCGGTGTCGTTATCGAGCTGACCATCCAGTGCATAGCCGTCGATGTTTTTTGAAATGTATTTCGCGATATATCCCGCAGCACCGCCCCGGTTAAGGTGTTTTGCCTGAAAACGGTTTCGCGCGGCTCCTCTTTCGTCGCCATCCTCTTTGAGCGCATAGCGACGCATGATTTCGATAATCTGGTTACGCTGGCGTGAATTACAAAAAAGCATCATATGCCAGTGCGGCGTTCCGTCGTGGTGTGGCTCGACGACACGCAAACCGTAGACCTGTAAATCATTATCCTTGAATGCCGTGCGCATCAGGCTCCAGATACGGCAGAGATAACGCTGCGCATCCTTTGGATTAAATGCCTCATCGTTCCAGCCGTGATTAAGCTGCACGGTTTTACTTTCGCCTTTTCCTACCTGACGTGTCGGGTGATACTTTGACGGCGCGGTCAGCGTGATAAACATCCCCACATCACCCTCTGCAGCGGCGTAACGCTCAATACCGGCAATGGTGTTCATCAGCTCCATCCGGCGAATTTCAGGATTAGAAATACTGCCCATCACCTTACTGATAAGGTCGATGCGCTCGCCGGTTTCCCTGTTTTCAAGGTCACACGATTTAAGAAATTCCAGATTTGCCTGGCGGCGCGCACGCACATCACGAATGGCGTGTTTACTGGCATAAGGAGAACGGTCTTTATTGACCTCCCCGACAGCTATCAGTAACGCTTCATGCCAGCGCATACGCTGGCCTTTAAGCTGATGAGTCCACCACTCATCGTTAAACAGACGGGCAATGGCAGAATATGCCTGCCTCGTGGTCATCTGTCTTTTACGGTATTTTTTCCAGTAGAGAGGGGAAATATTGAAAGCTCGTGCAGCGCCAGCAACATGACCATACAGGTGATCCTGAGCCTCATCCGTAAACAGTGATTCTTTTTCGCCATGCGCATCCACCCAGGCATCGCTGAGTTCCTCATACATCATGAAAAGCTGCGATGAGATACGGGCGGCAAACTTTTTCAGCTCCTTGTCATTCATTCCCGGCAGGCGCGCATAGTGATCACGCTCTGCCAGAAACAGCAACGACGCGTCGGTGTTCATTTCATGGCGCTGATTCACACGCTCAATGCGCGGCCATAAACGACGCTGAAAAGTGGATGTGAGGAAATAAAACCCGTGCACCGGGCTTTTATTGCGCCGGATGTAGTCATAGCGTGAAGTAAACAGCGAGCGCAAAAAGTAAGGCAGGCGGTTAATCGTGGATAAAACACCTTGCACCTGACGCATCTCGTCACGTGTAAGGGGTCTTTCGCGCCCGACGGCCTCGCGTGGCGCGTTCCATGCATAAGCACCGGTAAACGTCTTACCGGTGCCTGCGGCAAATGCTGACGGAGGGACAAAACGCCCGGAGGCTTTAACGGCCATATGAGCCAAAAGCCTCTGAACAACGCTTGCTGATTTGCTCAACCTGCGCGTTTAAATCAGCAAAAGACTTTGCGCTTCCGGTCAGAATATCGTGATGCATCAGGCCGGAAACGAGCTGGCTTAATTTCGGGTAATAACCAACCACCGCCAGCCATTCCTGACCGGCGTTTTTACCGCTTTCAGCTCTCTTTTTCTCGTGGAGAATAAACTGAAAGCTGTCACTGGTAACGACATAACGTTCGCCAATTTCAATACGAATACTCATGCCGTTCTCCGGTAATGTTTGTTTTTTGCTTCAAAAACTGACTGACAGGAAACACAACGCGTGGCTGACGGATAAGCCGCACGACGGGCAGCAGGTATTGGCGCGTCACACTCTTCGCAAACCATCGCAGAAGCACCGCAATGTTTTACCCTTGCCGCGTTAATCTGGCGCTCCAGTAATTCAGCCTGTTGTGCCTGAATAAAATCTACGTTGTCCGGCATTACCAGTTCCTTTTGTCGTTAAGGTTTTTAAATTCATCAGCGCAATAGCTGGCGATTTCTGTCGTTAATTTCGTCAGTTCATCCACGGAGGAGATTTGCTTGTGAAACACAGCGCGTTTAACAAGCAAATTGACCACATCAGACAGGAGGTTTAATTCGTTCTGATAAATCGCGATAACAGACTCAGTTATTTCGCGTTTTTCTTTATCAAGACCAAGTTGAATAAGAGACAAATCGCCATTTTTCATAACGGCGATTTTTAAGGCGTTATTCAGTAATACAACTGAACGAGAACAGGACATCAAAGCACCTCCCCGCGAGACAATCCGATATTGTGAAATTTTTCCGACTCCTGACTGAGCAGCTCGACTATCTCCACGCGGGATAACTCCGCCTTTGTGATGTGGCGAATCATGGCATCAAGATGAGAAGAAAAGCGCGTCGCAGCGTCGGCCTGTGCTTCGGTTCTGGCCTGTTGCAGCAGTAATGCGTATTTACCGCACTGATTTTCAGAAACTGTATGCATAACTTTCTCCAGGCAAAAAGAAGCCCCGCACGATTAAGTGCGTTAAAAACTCTGGTTAATTACTTAATGCAGATATTGCTCTGGTTTTACCGACGTCAGAATTGTCGGTGCATACTCAAACAGGCTGAATAATTCACGTAATGCACGGAATAAAGCATCACGCCAGTAACATGACTCTTCATTAATTCGCCAGTATGGCTGGTTAAATTCTTTTTCAGTCAATCCGGCATGCATAAATAAAGTACGACGCTGACTGACTGTTAAAAAACTAATATATGCATACTCACTTGCACCGACCTGACGACGTTTTGAGAATGCCCCACGCAATTCATCAATTGCACATACCAGTCGTTCACGTTCGACGTCGTTCATTTCTTCAAAACGCATCGTTGCGTGACGCTGTTTTAACTGCGCATGAAAGCAAACTGTTAGCCGTTCGCGCTCCATCATCTGATTATAATAATCACATGTATCTTGCCAGCGAGGAACGGCAAGATGCTTACCAATTATCCGGCGCATAGCTGCTGGCTGTTTTTCAACGAGATTGAGCGTCATCACTGTCATTTCCATACCCTCCGGCTTTTCAGAAAGGTCAGAGCCTTTTTTAACGGACTCTGTTTTTTGGTGCGGATAATGATTCCCTTACGCCCCTTACCGTGGGTGATGGTGAAGTCAATCGCCCTGGGGCTTTCGTTACGCAGTAACTGAGCAATACAACGAGGCTCATTCATACGGTTCTCCTTAACGTGGTTCACCGAGACCTAACCACATCAACCAGCCGTCACGAATCTCTTTAGGTCGGCTTTCATAAGCCAGTTTTAGTCCGTTATTCCATGCCGGAAGGTATACCCAATATTCACCAGCACGACCTGAAGCTGATTGTGGATCGGTCATATCAATTACAGGCAGCTTTCCTTTATCGATCATCCGACGAACCGCTCCTGTCGATTTTCCTATTAGTTTTGCGAACTCCTGATAAGGAATCGCATCAGTCATGAGTGTTACTTGCTTGCTCATGTCGTCCTCTAGCCCTCATGAATTGCGTTTAATGTCTTATAATGCCTTTTAGTGCCCACATCCAAGCACTAAACAATCTACATCTAAACTAAATACTATTGAGATCTAAACACCATGTCAAACACGATAAGCGAGAAGATAGTCTTAATGCGAAAATCAGAGTATTTGAGCAGACAACAACTTGCTGATTTAACAGGGGTTCCGTATGGCACGCTGAGTTACTATGAAAGTGGTCGTTCAACACCTCCAACAGATGTCATGATGAACATCCTGCAGACCCCACAATTCACCAAATACACTTTATGGTTCATGACCAATCAGATCGCTCCTGAGTCCGGGCAAATTGCGCCCGCTCTCGCACACTTTGGGCAAAACGAAACAACGTCGCCCCACTCCGGTCAAAAGACTGGTTAACAATTCATCGTGAATATATTCATCACAAGTGCCTACTATTGGTGGCTAAATTTCAGCCACCACGAAAAAAGCGATTAGTAGTCGCAAAAAAACACACCACTCGGAGGGTTTTCTGATGGCAATCAAAAAACTCGATGATGGTCGATATGAAGTGGACATCCGCCCTACTGGACGTAATGGAAAACGCATCCGTAGGAAGTTTGATAAGAAAAGCGAAGCTGTCGCTTTCGAGAAATACACGTTGTACAACCACCACAATAAAGAATGGCTATCAAAACCAACAGACAAGCGACGTCTGTCGGAGCTGACACAGATCTGGTGGGATTTAAAGGGTAAACACGAAGAGCATGGGAAATCTAATCTTGGAAAAATTGAAATCTTCACAAAAATAACGAATGACCCATGCGCATTTCAAATTACGAAATCGCTTATCAGCCAGTACTGCGCCACCCGAAGAAGTCAGGGTATTAAACCTTCGAGTATCAATCGTGATTTAACATGTATTAGCGGCATGTTTACAGCCCTGATTGAAGCGGAGTTATTCTTTGGTGAGCACCCTATCAGAGGGACAAAAAGGCTTAAGGAGGAAAAACCAGACACAGGCTATCTCACGCAGGAAGAAATTGCCTTACTGCTTGCTGCTCTTGACGGCGACAACAAAAAGATTGCGATTCTTTGCCTGAGTACTGGAGCACGTTGGGGAGAAGCAGCTCGTTTGAAAGCAGAAAATATCATCCATAACCGCGTCACGTTTGTTAAAACGAAAACAAACAAACCACGCACCGTCCCGATCTCAGAGGCTGTTGCCAAAATGATCGCGGATAACAAACGAGGTTTTTTATTCCCTGATGCTGATTACCCTCGCTTCAGACGAACAATGAAAGCAATAAAACCGGATTTGCCAATGGGGCAAGCCACACATGCACTAAGGCACAGCTTTGCCACTCATTTCATGATTAATGGAGGAAGTATTATCACGCTACAACGGATACTAGGTCACACGCGGATTGAGCAAACTATGGTTTACGCTCATTTTGCGCCAGAGTACCTTCAGGACGCCATTTCTCTTAATCCGCTAAGAGGTGGTACTGAGGCCGAGAGTGTCCACACAGTGTCCACAGTAGAGTAACGTTTAAGGGCTTTCAGTGGTAATTTATGCCGCTCAAACCCGCATTGTACCGTTGAAAGCCCCTACTGGTGACACCCTAAATCTCCCTTACACGGGCTTATTTTTTTATGCATAAGCCCTATCTCTGGTAACCGTCTTCCATTGACCACATCGATAGAATCCTCCTTCATAGCACGATGCCTTTCACTTATCGGCATCGTGCTCCCACAGGTTCCGGCTACGCACAGCCAGAACGCGCATATTTGACGCTTACCAAAAAATATTCTCACTCTCCACATTTGAATGTCAGACGAGCGACACCATGTAATCCTACACCTTCTGTCTTCAGCTCAACTATTTGCATTTTTTTGCCCTGAGTAACACAGAAATGAGTTGCATCATTTTTTACTATATTTTCTGCACCAGATATTCTACCCCTGGCTAAAGAAGCTTCGGCTTCGGTGTAGTATTGGTTATCGAGTTTACGCTGAATATTACTTTTATATGCAAGACCAAATTTACCGATACTTGTCTCATCATTATGCACAGCACAACCAGACATAATAAAAATACTAATTAATGATATAGCAGCTATCTTTTTCAT